AACGCTGATAAGAGCACAAGCAGTGGCAAGTGGGATAAACCAACTGACATCTCATTTCTCAAGAGGAAGTTCGTGTGGTCTGAATCACATAAAGCGATAGTTGGTCCATTAGATATCGAAAGTATTTGTAAGCCGCTTCACATTGGTGTTGCGACAACTGCTATGTCTATGGATGAACTTTTGATCGAACATATGACACGAAGCCTTGTGGAAATGTCATTTCATGGTGCATCTGAGTGGTTGAAATTGCGCGATGTGTTCGTACAGTGGAACGATGATTTGTTTGCCAAAAGTGTGGTACATGATTGGAAGTATGATGATTTTGTTGTTGCGTGGAAGGACCGATATGGCGCACAAACACATACAGATGATCTAAGTAACATAGGCAGTGTGTTTGGTCCGCGTGTAGTAGCAGTAGAGGCTGCAGCGATTAGATTAGCGCATGTTGAACCTGCATCAGAAGTTCGTGACCTAGAAGGGTACACTGATCAGATATCGAAAACTACCGAGACACTACAATCTGGAGCACCAGAGCTCGGAGATTCCCGAGTGGATATGCGTGTTGGTGTATTGAGTGCTAGATCGTCAGAGCAAACTGATCTTGGATCATTCTTGGAGAGACCTATATTGATTCACAGTGCTGCAATTGCCACTGGTGGTACCGTGTATGACACCGTTAATTTCTGGAAAGATTACCTGACTAATTCGACAATCCGTGATAAGCTCGTTCATTTCCGATACATCAGAGCAACTGTTGTGTTAAGTGTATATTTCAATGTGTCCCCGCGGTTTTATGGAAAATTCATGGCCGCTGTTAACTGGAAGAGTCCTAAATCTGGTGTGAATGACGGTTCTTTCGGTAACTACGATACTGGTTTTGATGACAATATCCTTGCATCCCAAACTATGTGCACTTATTTTTCTACTGAGGTCGATAAAGTTGAGCTGCGAGTTCCATTTGTCTATAGGTCAGAATACATTGATATGGTCAACACAACATTGCCTAATGGCGGCTGGGTCGATGGTGAAGCAGGCCTATTGTTCGTGCGTTCCATGACGATATTGCGATATGCTGGTGATGCCCCCACAGCAAACTGTGATCTTCAAGTAACTATGCACTTGGAAGATGTCGAGCTCCGCACAACAACAAGTAGTGTGTTAGCTAACCCCGCGTCTGAGTCAAGTGCTGTGCACAGGATAAATAATATCACCAACAAAATCGTTATGTTTGGTACCGTTGCACAGAATGTTGCTGAGTGTGTAGGTGCACTTGCATCCGTGCTTGGCTTTTCTCGATCAAATATCGGATACGAACCTAGCCTCATGCGCTTGAGAAATATCGGTAATACTGCTGTGTCTGACATTCCAACTATAAGCGCAAAATTGTCTGTTCACAAGGACCAAGGTATGTATGTTGGGTATGACCCACTTAATGAGAACCGTAATGCTGATGCTGAGTCATTATGCCATATAGCATGCAGGAGATCTTACCTTACAAAGTTTTCGTGGCAGGAGAGCGATACACCGACTACACATTTGTTTTCCATTCGTGTCAAGCCACTTCTCTTTAAGGAAGTTGGTACTGGCGGTTATAACTTCACATCTAGCGCATTTGCTGCATTTCCTTTTTCGTATTGGAGTGGAACAATGACTCTGACATTCGATGTGATTGCATCATTTCTACACAGGGGAAGGTTATTGTTCGTCTTTGATTCATTTGATACGGGTTCATACTCGCTCATAGAGAATCGGTGCGCTATATTAGACATATCAACTGACCATTCTGTTTCATTATCCGTGACACCAAATGGGATTAACACTTTCATATCAACCGGTGATCTTGAGACGATTAATTATGCAACATTTAATATCTCAGGTTTTGACGCTTCATCATATGGAGTGATATCTGTGTATGTGCTTAACAGGTTAAGTGGACCTGAGGCAGTGACCCCACCCCCAGTTGACGTACTTGTGTTTTCGAACATGGAGGATGATGCCCGTTTTGCTGTGCCGAATGCTAACATATTGGAAACCATGTTTGTTGAACCTGCTTCTGAATGCACCACGAAAGAGACAAGTATTGTTCTTAATAACCCTTTCACTTATGCTGATGACACATTGGGTATGTATTTTGGTGAATCTGTGCTGAGTGTGCGTGCGCTGTTACAGAGGTTTGCATTTCACATTGTTGTTATCCCTGATGGTGCGACAGGATCCCGTCGGTTATCCATATTTCTACCTTTTCGTGGTGTATGGCGTGGGCCAATGGGAGCAAATAACCCAGGTATTACAATATTCAACTGTGCGCCTAATACAGTTGGCGGATCTGGTTATAATATTGCTGCGACCACGCCTCTTCAGTATTGGAGTAGTGCATATGTTGGGATGCGTGGTTCCGTTCGTTGGAAAGCTGTTGCCCTTATGGATGTGGAGGATGGTGCTCTTGGTTATGGTAGTTGGGATTATAGTGCTGACACAACCGGTTACTTTAATAATCAAGCATATACGACTGTGTTGAGTATGGACGATGCTGGTCAAGGCATGGGTTATGCACTATTACCTGGTGCTCAACTTGAACAGCTGAAACAGCAACGTGCATTAGAGATTGAAGTCCCGTTCTACACACCGTTGAAGTTTGTCCATTGTCGTACCACTCGTGAGAACTCAGCTCTCACACGACCTGCTTTTAACTTTGATGGTATTTTATCTGTTCCGGATCATAGGGGTGTAGTTATAATGAATGCTGTTGGGGATGATTTCTCACTCTTGGGGTATGTGGGACCCCCAAGAATATATGTAGACAGTGTGTGGCCTACGAGGGGGTAGGCTATACATTAATGTATGTAGAAAATAAAATTTTTACACCATGGGGGG